GGGCAAGCTCCTGCTTATCCTTCTTGTCTTGGTCGAAGGTAATCTCCCTTTTTTGTTCTTGGAGATTAGGATAAGGCTGGCCATAGCCTGCCGTCATTTCGTATTCCTCTGGAACTAGGAAGACTTCTACCTCTTCCCCACGAACTTTAAATAGTTGTTTGACTTTCTTTTTCATGACTGTGATAAAGTATTGCTGCTGGATATTCTTCTAACTGATGCTGACTTGAAACGTCTAAAACCTCTTTTAAGGTGTTTAAACTTTCAATTTCATTGAAATCTTTTACACAAGATTCAAGGGTTTCTACCCAAGATTCTTTGTCCTTCGCACACACTATACTTTCACACAGCCTATTAACTGCATCTTCTTGGCCATCATTAAGCTTTTTAACCTTCAAATGTTTTGCCATCTTGTCTCTACCAGTAGCCACAAGAGATTCAATCTCGTATATTGTAGACTGTATTGAAGAGCGTGAATATTTGGCCGCAGCCTCCTGAGGGATACCAGTTGTCCCCTCTGGCCTGCCTGCCTGACGCGGAGTAACATTCTTATTGCCGCCGCCCTCTGGAGTAACCATTGGAACGCCGCCAACGAGAGGATTATAGAAACCCTCTTTCCTTTCATCCACAAAGCTCTCCTGAGCAGGTCCGATTTTATCAGCCTCAGGAAATCGACCATTGTGGAACATATCCATTCCCTGTTGTGGAGTTAGTATGCCAAGCTCCATCAAACGAGTCGCGACCTTCATAAGTTGACTCTCATCCCTCATGTCAATGTCTTTCATTCTGACAGTTGGGTATGATCTAAATCCAAGCTCCTTAGCTACTCTCTTGATCTCTCTTTGTAGGAAATCATTGATAAATCCATGTCTAGCCTCCTTGAGTCTGTCTATGAAAATCTCAGCCTTTACCTGAGTGGAACTATATTTCTCCTCACCAATAACGATATTTTGAAGCCCTTGTTTGATATCATCATTAAGTATTTGATACTTTTCTGGCCCCAAGACCAAATTCAACTCTGGGATAATAAACTCTGCCTTAGTAGTGTAATCCGAAACCAATACTCGACCGACACTCTCATTCTTAAAGAGCGTTTGCATGGCCTTCAAGTTGTTAGGGTTCACGCCTCCCTTTTCAGGATCTGTTCCCATGGTTATCAGTAGAATCACGTTTTCTACTGTGCGGCAAATCGCCTGATCCATTTTCTTCAGTTCGAGCTTGGCATTGATATCTGCCAGAACAGGGAAACCAAACGGAATGGCAAATGGCTCATAATCCTGCTTTTTGTAAAAAGAAAAAGATAAACGATACGGGTCAAGCTTCATACGAATGCCCGTTCCTCTGTAATTGCCGACCTTTATCAATTCCTGAGTTTCTGGATCTAAGCTGTTGAAAATATCTAAATCTTCATCAGTTTGCGGACTTCTAAGTCGAGTGATTTCATATTCTGATAAAATCTTTTCGTAGCCACCAAAACCAAAACTTGCTGCACTTTTAGCACTGATATCAAAGGGGTTGAGTAGGATATACCTTAATGGGATTCTGTTGTTGGTAGGATTAATCGAACCAACTTGATTCATTAGCTTTGCATAATCTTCCGCCTTAAACTTCCCGTCTATCCTATAAAAGAAAACATTCCCGCTCCTATAAAGCTCTCTAAAATACTGATCCTTGATACTGGTTAAATTTATTTTTTTAAACCACTCTTCAAAAAACTTACGACTTTTAGCTGTTCCGCCCTCTAGATAAACATCGGTATTGGTGAATTCTGCCATTATGTCAATGGCGTTTCTAAAGATGGCAATATTAGCATAAGCTTTTTGACAAAGCTCAATACCATCTCTAACATCCACGCCATCACTAGCGTAGGTGTAAGGCAGCATTCCAACTCTAATGCTAGAAAACCTGTCAACAGGGTTACGATAAGCAACCCGATTAGTGCGAGTTGTAGTTTGCTGGGATGAGCCTAGTTGAGCCCTAGCTGTTGATATGTCGTTATAACTTGCGTCTGACGTATAAAATGGCTCACCCAATAACTCGGGGACTACCTGATTTGAGGGAACTGCACCATTACTGGTGACGTTGAACTGATTCCAGTAATCCGACTTTTTGGTGTATTTTCTTTTCGCCATGACAGTAAAGCATATTACACCCCAAAGTCAACTTTCAACTTTTAAAAGTTAGGAAATAAACATTGGCGTAAAGGTGCTTTGTGCTGGAGCGCCTTGATTATCCTCCATATCATAAAAGACATTCATCATCCAGTTGCCCAGAACCAAGGCAGAATAAGAGTCTTTGCGGGCTTTGTCTGCGCCCTTCTGCTTTCTCAGGTTGGGTGGCAAATCAAAACTTTGGGTGCCCTGTAGCGAAGTCGTAATTTGTATCATAGCACATTGGACCTTAATTAAGTCCATCATGTCTTTTTGGTGCTCCACAAAATCGATCATCCTTGCACCAATGCTACCACTCTTGTTTGGGTCATTTTTAATGAATTTTAAATCTTTAATTGGGATGGGCGCCTTTCTCTGGGTGTTATACTCATCATCCATTGCTGCGCCTGCAAAAAATATTTTCTTATGATCAAATGCAGCCTGAAGGCTCTCGTTTGCCGCTCTGATCCATTGGGAGCTAGGCTTTCTTAAAAATACAAAGTTCTTAGTCCCCTTGTTATATTGGTTTTTAAGTTTGGTTAGATTCTTTTCGTAATCAGCGACCTTATCTAGTTCCGCCTCCATGGTTCCCAGTTTTAGGTTAAACTTTTTAAAAATTTCACTCTCATTACAAGAGTTCATAAATTGAACACCGCCATTGTAGTCCCCCACCACCGCAACAATGTTGAAGTGTGTTAAGAGGTAAGCCATGTAACGAATGTGTGTTTTTAGATTTGCCCCAGCAAGAGCATAGCTATGGACAACGGTTCCTTTTCTAATATCTCTGTTCAACTTAATTAAAAGCATCGCAAAGTCGTCAGAACTTTCGCTCTCTGACCAAGATGGGTCAAAAGCTAGGATATACTCATCCTTTGCATTTCCCATGACCTCTACAGATTGACCCTCTCCATCGGGCAGTGTGCATTCAGCCATTTTACTCACCTTGAAGTATCCTGAACTGTCATCTGTAAAAATTGCACCAAATTCCCTATCGAACTGGGAATCACTCATCGTAGCCCTTGATTGGCTAATCAAGTTCTGATCATATAACTGTTCTGGAGCGCAGTCATAGCTAAAATGCATAACAGTGCGGTGCGCCCCATCCTGCTTGTTCTCATTCAGTATTAAGTTCTCATATTGCTGATAAAGCTTATAAAGATACTCAAATTTATAAGAAGCAGACGACAAGCCTATAATTTTGTTGTTTGGCCACTTTCTCCTATCCTCCTCCTTCAGCTTACCCTTCTCGATTAGCTGAGTCTCCAGATCATACACCTCCTGCCTTTCTGTTGGATTGTCTACAACCGAAAGGAATGGCATAATCACCTCATTGTAGATTTTTTCAGGCATCAAGAGTAACTCGTCAATAATCATTCGCTGAAAGCGGAAACCCCTGAGTTTTTCACCATCCCCAAGAGGGAGGGCGCGGATACTGCTTTGACCAATCTCCATAATCCACTCATCGTTCATTTTTGATGTTCGAGTTATGCATTGAGCAAAAAATGTAGCCTTAGGGCTTTTTGCCAAATCCTCTATCTTCTTAAAGATCATTTTAGACTGCCTGAATGACTTAGAGAGAATTCCTATCTGGACACCCTGATTCAAAATAGCGTCTAATAGCGCGAAAATGCCCGTAGAGAAGCTTTTGGACATTCCACGGCTCCAGATACCCAAAAAGTAATCGGACTCCATCATGGCCTTAATAGCCATATGCTGAAAGGGGAATAATTTTACCCCTGTAAACAATTCGCAAGCAAAAGACGGATTTTCTCTTAGAAACTTATAAAGCAAAAGTTTTGCCTCACCCTCATCCAAATATCCCTCTTTTTCGACTAGCTGTTGGTTTATATCTGCGAACTGTCTTCTTAGTTTTTGTTTTCCTGTCTCCCAAGCCATTTTTATTAATTTGTTTATCCCAGAAATACTGAAGGTCTACATCCCAAAGCTTCGTTCCTAAAACAAGAATTTTAGGTATCAGTTCTTCGCTGTCACGCCGTGAACCGCTAAATACAAACTGACAGCAATCTGAATACTTAGCTTGGATCTCCCGCATTCTATGATACACATAATCCAGTCTAAATTTCTTATAGCCCCGAGCATTGACCGCCCACATGTCCCCAAATGCTACTTCGACAACCACAAATAAGAAGCAGCCTAGAGATTTACATCTTTCTAACTCTTTTACAAATCTTCCGTAACCGTTGGTTACTGTTGAACAAAAATCCTGGTAAGATTTGCGGTCCACGAAGGTGTAGTCGTATAATTCACCCCCAGTTGCATAATCGCCAACGTCCAGCTTCAATGACTGACTCTTCTTGAAAAACAGCGGCTTCTGCTCTCTCGTATCTATTAGGATGGGTGTATTTGAATAATCGTTGTGAAAATCATTTGGTAGTTGCCCCGATAGCATGGGCAACATACCAAATTGTTTACAAAGTGCGCTGTAGCTACCAAAAACCTTTTTGCACATGTCCATATCGGGCATTCCTGCTGTTGCTAGATATGTGGAAGGTGGGCCACCTTTGAGCCCCTTGGCTTCGACCTTTTTTTCTAAGGTGGTTACTAGAAAGTCTTCAACCTCTTTGCGTGGTGCCGTTTCGCACCATTTTTTCATATTGCGCTTATTTATAAAGTCAGTAGCGAAATACTGATCGTAATTCTTAAATTGGATAAGCTTGCCCGTCAGCTTATCTTTTCTTGCATAATTTTCTACATAGTAATCTCCAAGAAACTTACCGTGTTTTTTTATATGTGCATGGAGACTTCTTAATGAAACAAAAGAATCACCACACTCTTTACAACTATAAGACATCATCCTGCGATATACCCAACACCCGAGCCTTCCACTCGGCCATTCCCTCTAACCTGTCAGCTTCCTGCTTTACTACCTCCTTTTGCATTTCTGCAATCCTAACCATGGTCTTTCTCTCTTCCTCTTCCTGAAAAAGCTGAACAATAGAAAGAAAGGAAGCATTTTCCTTCTGCATCTTCTTCATTCTCTCGCCCCGATCACCTTGTAGCTTTTTTGTAAGGTTTTCTATGCGGGTTTCGCATTGGTGATACTCAGAACTCTTAGCTTTGATAATTTCTGCCAAGCGAATAGACATTTCCTGCTGCTCATCAGCCTCATCAAACATATTGTTCAATTTGTTGAGGTGAGCACTAATGACCTCCAAATTAATTACCTCTTTGCACACATTTAAATACAAATTAATTTCATCCGCCGTCAAATCAGGCTTATCCCAAGTCAATCGTATAAACTCATGCTCGAAGAGCACTCTGTCCCCTTCATTCAGGTAATTATTAATAATTTTTAGAAATCTTGAGTTGGAGAGGTTCGTCCCAAGTTTTTCTATGCAGATTTGCTTCTGCCTGTTAACCTTCGGTTCATCTAGGCCCATTCCCGTAGCGTCATTGATTTTTTTAATGATGCGAGATGGTGATTTTGGTGAAATGTATGAACTTAACGCCCCACTATCTTGGGAAGGTAAAATATCAGGATTCACTTCACGAATTTCTGACAAGACCGCCCTCTGCTCGGCGCTCAATGGCGTAACTCTGCGATCTGCGAAAATTATTCTTGCGATCTCCAGTGAGGAGAGGCCATTTTCAGCTTGTTGAAGGATGAATTCACGTTGTTCGCGTGTAAAGTCTATATTTTCGGTCGGCTGGCGTGAAGTTGTTCGAAAGTCGATGGAATTTTCAACCAAAAACTTCCTAACAGCCCTACCCTCCTTCGACCGACCGTCCAACGAGTCACTTTTAAAGCACTCGCGAGTCAAATCAATCAAATTTGGAATTCGACTAGCATTTTCTCGAAGAAATTGCTTTTGCTCTTCAGTTAGACCCATCATTTATAATATCGTGTTCTTGTAGAATTTCCAAGGCCACCTCAAGGAACTTCTTTTTAAGGTTTTTTACTTGCCTGTATCCCAGCTTCTTTTTCTGCGGTGATATTTTATACCCCATGAAACGCGCAACATCTTCTTCGGTCTTGTCTTCGAAGTACAACATTCGGTAAGCTACATAATGAGTATTAGTTAGCTTGATCTCCATTTGTATGTTCAGCCTTCTAAGTGAAGTGCTGAAATCAAAGTCGGTATACGCCCTACCTTGAATCTCTGTAGCAAAATCTTCAGTTGACATAGGGATTTTCAACTCTAGGCCCATTTTTTTTGATTTTGCCCATTTTGCATAGAGCTTGCACGTAGAGTCTTGTTTTTTCGTTCTGGTCTCGGTGCAATCGTCCCCTCTTGCAAATTTGCAATTAGAGCACGGCTTGACATAGTTGCCGTAATGATTGCGAATAAGGTTTCGCATCTGATTTGCAATGATGCGCCCTATCCACGGCTCCAGTGGCCGCTCTTGATCCCACATGTGCCATTTCTTAGATATGTGGGTTTTTATGATCTGCTCTACGTCATCAAAGTCAAACCACTTAACAGCATTGAGGCGCCACTTAGATCTTTGCTTCTTTATGGCCGAGTCAATTACATCCGAGAAATCTTCGTAAGTAAACTTATTCGGCTTTCTTTTCATCTATGAATTCATCAATAGGGCGAGAACGACGTTCGCCGCCTTTGGGCTGAGATTTACTCTCTTGTCCCATTAATGAACCCAAGGTGAAGGAATGATGATCGCTTGTGTCGTATTCTATTTCTAATTTGCCAATTGAGGGAACCGAAGATGCATCAGTTTCATCTTGCGATATAACTACTGACTGTTCCAGCGTCTTCATACCCTGCGCCGTATTAGTAGACGCAGTTGCACCAGCATTAAGTGACTGTCCGCACTTGCTGCAAAAATTAGGCTTGGCATTAGCGTAGGACACCTTCGTTCCGCAACTCTGACAA